GTAGCGCTTCGCGCTTAAGTACATATCGAGTCCCATATCACTATCCTTTCTGTTGGTAAGGCCTTAACTGTAAACGAACCACGCACCGCGTCCAATGAATAATTTCTATCAAACCAGCGCCAGCAATAGACATTTCCGCGTCGAGCCCGCCCGCCCCCGCCGCCACCAATTAGGGAAAAATATCCGCGGTTCGCGAATCGCGAACCGCGGGCAACGCGCCAGCAACCGCGCACCGGCTGCCGCCGGTGCGCGAACCAAGCCCAAAGCCCCACGGGGCGCGAACCACGCGCCCCGCCACGTTCGACACGCACCACGCACCGAGGCGCGAGGGCAGGTTTACGCAGGGAAAATTAACGCGGATAAAGTGCACAATAATGCATGATTCCAGAGTGAAACCATGCATTAAACCGCATCAGTTAAGCCGCGAGCAGCTCCATCGCTCGATTTTTAATGGCTGCACCAGTGCCAAACCATGCCGATTCGAGTCTTGTATTGTCACTGCGACCGCGCTCATGATCGACCAATTCAGTGACTGAATTCAACATGCCCCAGCGCGTGCCGGTGACACCCGAGATATCCGAACCGATAGCAGCACCGTTGAATAATTGCATTATTCGCTTATATGCCCGTGAATCGGAAATGTCGATTTTGCCAGTGTGGTAAGGCTTAAGCAGCTCAGACACAAACGCGTCCGCGTCATCCGCGCCCATAGCCACGCCTGCCAGCCTGCGAGACTCAACTAAAAAGCGCTCGAAATTATTGGCCACAATGCCCAGCTCTAACCGCACCGCGTCCGCATCGAATCGCTCGCTGTGCAGCACGCGAACCGTGGCCGTGTTATCCCCCAACGCTGCTGTGATGGTGTTATTGCATACCACGCGCACCGTGGTGAACTTGGCCACTGTGGCCATGGTTCCATCGTATGAGGTGCCCAGCAGTAGATAAGGCTTGACGGTGTCACCGTCTACGATATCCGCGCCAGCACCTACGGAGGCCAGCGCCCAAACGCGCTTCCCATAACTTAACGCGCCTGCAGTTTCCAATTGGAACCCGCCAAGCTTTACCAAGTTATCAAAAAACCCCATAACCTCGGCAGGCTGCACCACGTGGTAACCGTCCGAAACAACGGCCAAAGGTGCGCCGGTGTCACTACGGTGTAAAACCTTCCGGCCTTTGAAAGCTTCCGGTTCGCTCGCTGCAGCCGTGCGAAACAGTACGGGGGACTCAAGCACGTCATAAGCTAAGCCCGCCTCATGTGTCCATGTTGTGATATCCGCATCAGCGCTCAAAGCTTGGCCTAAGCCGTGCCATGGGGTTTTGCCTGCATAAGCTATTGCAGCTGTGCCGGTTGTTGTGTCGATCATGTGAGCCATTTCGCTATCCTTTCTGAGTTGAATCAAAAGCCGCCCGGCTTCTGATGTGTTGAATTCTAGTCTATTGTCGCGCCTGGTCAATTGAATTATTCCTATCGGTTTTGGGTTTTCGATTAATCCCCCCAATGGTCCATCAGCCACCCTAAAAATAAAAATATCCCCAATGCTACTAATATAAATATCATGCGGCCACCTCTCGCCCGATATCGCCCGCGATATGGTGTCGCAGCATCGAGCCCACCGGCAGCCCGCGGGCAAAGTCCCGCACCGTTTGCGCGTCATTCGCGTGCCCGGTTTTGCGCGTACCGTGCCACTGTATCGCCACCGGCCCGCTGGCAGCGTAGCAACCGCCAGCGTCCGCAGTGCCGACTCGCTTTTTACCCGTGCCATGGGCAACAAATACAACGACAAAGTCCCGTTCACCACGTGCGCACAATGGGGAGCCACCGCCACAATCCGCGCATGTAAATGATTCGGCCAGCTCCGCCGGACAGCGGGCAAATGTCACCCCGTGAATTTTGCGCGGCCAGCTCTCGGCAGTGTCCACCGGTGCAGCGTAAACCGCTGGGCGGCCAAGCTCTACAGTGCGCACCGCGTCCGCGATGGTGTCGCAGCTCGCGTTAATTGTGGTCTTTCCGGGTTTAGGTATCGGCAGCGCCTCAGCGGCAAAGTGAGAATAAGCCCACGCCATACCCCGGCGCGGCACTGCATCATAAACAGCCGCCAAATAATCCGCGTCGATATGATCGGTGCCCGTCTCGCTTTTGGGGTGCAGTGCGCAGCTACGCGGACACGTGCCGTAGGTCTCATGCTCTCCGGCGCGATAAGTAACCGCTATTGGGCCGGTTTTTTTATTGGCTGATATTGCAACGGTTTTCAACATAACTCTATCCTCTCTGTGTGTAGTGAGCGGCCAGTGTAGGCCAGCTCCGGCACAATTCCAAATTGATTTTTTAAATAATCCAGGCGTTCCGATAGCTTGGCTTTATTAATCGGTTCGACAATAAAAACCCCATCGAAAGTATCGCGCCCCCACTGTATCGCATCGCGTTTTAATTTGAAAATTTTAGAAGGGCCATCTCGCTGGGCGTGCGCCCAATATACGCAAAGGGGTTTTCTCATATTTTCCCCCTAACTGCAGCCGCGACACTTTGCGCCAAAATGGTCAAGTATTCCGGGTTCGACACTTGGCCCTCTTCAAACGTGCAAGGCGTATCGTCAACGCACAGGGTCGCATACTCTTCGATATGCGTTAAGTCGCCAAGCTCTTCATCGATGCAATCGATGTCGCCAGCAACAATTAAAACAATGTATGTCTTCATTTCTCTATCCTCTCTGTTCGCTGAAGTATCTCAGCACCGTCTATTTTGCCAAAGTCCAGCAAAATGTCCAATTGTTTTTTTCGATCAGCTCGCCGGTGTCGATAGCTTTTCTTTTAGCTCTGCCCAGTTCATCCCCCGGGAGGGCCACTCAGCAACAGGCGGCAGCCGCAGTCCCTTTTCAGCGAGAGCAACAGCATCGCGCCCGTGGTAAAGCAAAACCCGCTCAGGCCTAAGCACTGCACCGCCCGCACGCAAGACAAGCACAAAGCAAGGCCTGCCCTTGGCTGCATGTCGAGTCAGGAAAGCAATTTGATGTGGCCGCAATTTGACTTTCAAGCCACTTTGCACCACTTTCAATTCCACAGTGACAAAGCAATTGGCCACGCCCACCAGCATATCGGACACGCCCAGGTTCACCCGGTTTTCGATTCGCTCAATATCGCAGCCCAGCGCCTTGAGTCCATCCCGCACGCGTGCAGAGAATCGCGCCTCAGGTGTCGTCGTCACGGGCAATCTCAAAAACATCTAACGGGGGATCGGGCACGCCTGCATCAAACTCCGGGTCTTTCTCCCGGTCGGTGCTGGCCAATACTTCGCCCGTGCTCGCGTCAATCAAAGCAGTCGGGGGCGGTCCGCCGTACAAGCGCTTCAGCTCGTCCAACTTCCGCTGCACTTCCTCTTTCGACATCGAGTCAATTGTCCCGTGCCTGATTTCTTTGCGTTCAACGTAAATCGTGCCCAGTGCTTGGCCTCGCCGGTATTCGGCCTGCACGGCAGCAGCAAACGCGCCTGCAGCCAAAGCTTTGTCCCGGATATCCTGCAAATCTTTCATGTGGCGTTCGTACGAGGTGTTGTACTTTGATGCCAATTCGGCACGATAGGCTTGGATCGCGGCCACCACGTGCGGGTATTCCTTAGGGTTGGTCAGCTTCCATGCCATTACCGAGGCAGAGCCCTCTTTGTACCCAGCACGCATGGCTGCCTCTTTCAGGGTCACTCTGCCATCGCCGGACACGTATTCCTGCACAAACTTCCATTCCTTGGCATTCAGGACCTTTTGCTGCCTCAGGGGTCGGACCTCGCCTGCAAGGCGCTGCTTGGCCTTATCAGGCACCACAGGCGGCACGTTCCAGACATCCCGCTTGGTCATGCAGTCCTCCACAAGCGCCAACCGTTGTCCAAACGGCGCATGGAGAAGGTCCAGCCGGGTCTATGGACCTTGGCAAAGCGTATTGCTGCCACCCTAGCAGAGGCGGCCTGCTTTTCATCCTTAAACAGGATGCTATCGCCCGGTTCCATATCCCTGAACGGGTATGTT